TGAGCTAGAGAAACGCGGCCTACCGACAGAAATGTTCAGGAAACAGCATACGCCAGATGAAGTTCTGGATGCGCAATTTGAGGAGATGTGAAATGGATGAATATAGAGACAAACTTGACATTGAATTAAACCGTCGCAAATTGAAAACAACTAGATACACTCCTGTTAAACACATCATCAATTTTTCTGGGGGCATGGGTAGTTTTGCAGAAGCCTATTTTTGCTGCAAGTTGTTTGGGGTTGAAAACTGTATTTTATTGTTTGCTGATGTGTTAATAGAGGATGAAGATTTATATAGATTTGTTAATGAAACTATACTATTTCTAGGCTTCAATGGTCACAATTATGTTGAAATTTGCGAAGGGAAAACACCATTTGAAATATTTAAGTTGAAGAATATAATGGGGTCTAGAATTCTAGACCCATGCTCAGAGTTATTAAAGCGTGAGCCGCTATGGAAATTCATTAATAAATTCCATAAAGAAGACATTCACGTTCATCTTGGGATAGACTACTCAGAAATACATAGGCTTGTAAAGACAGCCTCTATTAAATCTCCATATATATGTCGATCAATTCTTTGCGAGAATGGATTGGTATTAAACAAGTCGTTTTCAGAAAGATTTGACATAAAAAGACCGAGGCTATATGATTGGGGTCTTGGTCATAATAACTGTGGTGGATATTGCATTAAAGCCGGGATGGGGCATTATCGCAATTTATTTAAAGCTAACAAAGAAAGATATTTATTACACGAGGACAGGGAGCAAGACGTTTATAATAATATAGACAAAACTTTCAAAATAATTCGCAAACAGACACGCGGAGTCAAAGAGTATATGTCTCTAAAAGATTTTCGCATTAAATATTTAGAAGACGACAGCTTAGAAGACGACAATCTTTTGGATTTTGGTGGTTGCGGTTGCGCAATTTGAGGAGAAACAAAATGACACACATCACATTTAAAGCGTTTGACATAATATTCCTCGCAGAAGTAAAAGCGACCGCGTTTATACCTGCAAAAACTTGCTGCCTGCCAGAAGACAGCTATCCAGCAGAAGGCGGCGAAATTGAAGAATGGGAAAGTCTTGAGGTTGAGACTAAGACGATGATTGACGGTTTGGAAGTTATAGAATTGACTGATTGTTTGTGGCTTATGCAATCCAGTCTTTGCGACGATCTAGAAGCTGCGGCTTATGAAGCGTTGGCTGATTTGTCGTATGACGAACCTGACGTAGACTGGATTCCATACTAAATAATCTGAGAAATATTATGATAACAATACCAGCAACAAACGGTCAAATTGAATTGATAGAAGAATTGCAATTGCTAGGAGCTCCAATTCCACCTGACGAACATGACAATCCGAGCGGTGGAATGTTTGAAAGTTTTGAGAATGCTGAAAAGTATATTGATCAAAACATCGGATATTTGAGCCTTAAGCCAACAACAGACTTAGGAATGGACGAGTGGGGTGGAATACCAAACTGTTAAATAAACCGCTTGCATTACTGCATCCAATAGTATAATAAACTTATTTTGTGCTATTGGCTGCAGACATGACAATAAGATTCCAGTATGGTCGTTTTAAATTTACAGACAAGGGTGATTTGAGGAACATCAACATCCACGAGGACCGGACGGAAAGCTCACGGCTGGCGCGGCTGGCGGTCAAAACATACAGAATGTCTTACAAAGATTTAAAACAGGCTGGATACATTGATTATGAGCAAGCACGAATAAAATTGGAGCCTGTCAAATAATGACATCCCTACGCACGAAAGACATTGACCTACTAGACATTCTGGCAACACATGAAGCTAGAGAGTCTTTCTATGCGTATCGTTGCTATATTCATCCGTCCATGACACAAGGATGGTTCACGGAAGAACTCGCCAGAATCGGGGAACAGTTTTATACCGAACTGCTGGCTGGCAAGCGGCCAAAATATGCGATAGAAGCTCCACCTCAACACGGCAAATCGACATTGGTTGTTGACCTGATCACATGGATAGCGGGCAAGCATCCGGACTTCAGACAGATGTATACCAGCTTCAGCAACCGCCTTGGAGTTAGAGCTAATCTTTCAATACAGCGGATATTTGACAGCGAGAAGTTTAAGCGCATATTCCCAGCCACGAGAATCTCCACGGTTGGCTCACCGGACAGGTTTGGTGCAACCAGAAACAGAGAATTGATTGAATTCATTTACCGAGATGGGTCTTTCCGTAACACAACGGTAGAGGGGCAGATCACCGGTGAGTCATTAGACATTGGCTATATTGACGATCCGATAAAAGGACGCAAGGCCGCAAACAGCCCGACCACACGGAACTCCGTTTGGGACTGGTTCTGCGATGACTTTTTCACCCGGTTCAGTGATCAGGCTGGCTTCCTGTTTGTGATGACGCGGTGGCACTTAGACGACCCACTATCACGCGCTCAAGAGATATTCGGTGACGCACTGAAGACATTTAAGTTTCCAGCCATAGCCGAAGTTACAGACAAATTCCGCAAGGCAGGCGAAGCCTTATTCCCCAGGCTAAAGTCTTTGTCTTTCTTGCTAGAGCGCAAGTCTTTAATGCCAACGTTCTCATGGTTGTCGTTATATCAACAATCGCCTACGCAAGCAGGCGGGAATATAGTTCAAGGTTCTTGGTTCCAACGTTACAAAACATTGCCAGTGATCGAATATCGCATGATGTATGGTGACACGGCTCAGAAAGTTAAGCAGCACAACGACTATTCAGTGTTACAGTGTTGGGGTAAAGAGAAGGGTTACAACAGGATATATCTACTGGATCAAATTCGTGGTAAATGGGAGGCTCCAGAGTTAAAGAAAAGAGCCATTGGATTCTGGATGAAGCACAGCTCAAAGACTTTCGATTATGAAAATTTTGGTGACTTGCGCAAAATGAAGATCGAAGACAAGGCCAGCGGCACGGGGCTAATACAAGAAATACGCCTAGACGCTGCACGGGGTATAATAATACCAATCGAAGGCATAGAGCGCAACATAGACAAATATACTAGGGTGTGCGACGCAAGCCCTAGTATAGAATCTGGATATGTTTTCGTTCCGGAAGAAGCTCCATTTACGAATGACTATATTGCTGAGTGGGAAGCGTTTACAGCCGACGACAGCCATTTACACGACGATCAAATAGATCCAACTTGCGACGCGATTAAGGACATGTTGAAAAACAACACAATGAATATATGGGAGGCTCTAGGTGGCTAAAAGAAAATCTTCAGCGGCTAAAGCCAAAGAACAAGCGACGATAGACGAAAACACCCTGTTGGCTATCATGCGTGGCAATGACAATCGAGCGGCAGGCATAGACACCGACGCAGACGAGAATGACGAAAACACCAGTTCTAGGACAACAGACAGTTTTGTAAATTATCAACAAAACATGGGTGTGGGTGCAGACAACCCTCTAACAAGCGCAACCTATGGATTTAATCCTATTACTCGGCAACGAACTGTTCTCGAGTGGGCTTATCGCGGCTCTTGGCTGGCTGGTAAACTTGTTGACACGATCGCAGAGGACATGACCCGCACCGGTGCAGAAATGCTCGGAGAAATGCAGCCAAAGGACATTTCAAGAGCTGACAAATTCATCAAAAAGCATAAAATCTGGCATCAAGTTACTAACGCGATCAAATGGGGCAGATTGTACGGCGGCAGTGTGTTGGTAATTCTCATTGACGATCAAAAACTGTCTGACTCATTAGATTTCGACAAGCCGCTTACGAAAGGTTCCTTCAAAGGGGTTCTGGCCCTAGACCGTTGGATGGTCGAGCCTGACGTGATGAATTTAGTCACGGATTTAGGACCGGACTTAGGTTTGCCAAAGTGGTATCGACTTAATTCAATGGCTCCGGTCATGGTCGGTCAAAAGATACATTACACCCGCGTGATTAGATTTACCGGGATAGAACTGCCATATTGGCAATCCGTCATGGAAAATATGTGGGGTGAGTCAATTCTTGAGCGCGTATGGGATAGGCTTATCTCTTTTGACTCCGCAACCACGGGCGCGGCTCAGTTGGTCTATAAGGCATATCTTAGAAACTACAAAATCAAGGGTTTTAGAGAAATACAAACCGGGCCACCCGCTGCAATGGCTGGCTTGACCAA